CCTCATTAACCTTAGATTTTGTTTTTGATTCACCGAGTTTAATAATGTACTCATTATCTGAGTCATTGTCAGTGAGTTGAATTTCCTCATCGTCTTTTGTTACGATAATTCCATCCTCTTCACTCATAGCTTTGAAAACCTTTAAGATTTCCTCATCAGACGCTCCAGTCAAATCGATTGGAGTTTCATCAGAATCCATGTCAAGTTCCATTTCCATTTCACCCTCCATGTCATCAACTTCTGCATCCATTTCAATGTCCATCTCTTCTTCATCAGAAGCGGGCATTTCCATTTCAGCGTCAACGTCAACCTCCTCTTGTTCAGAAAGAGATTCTTTTACTAATTGGTTGATTTCTTCCTTCATCGTTGAAGCAAGTATTCCTTTTGCATTTTCGGCGATAGCCTCTTCAACATTTTTCATTTGAATGAGCGCCTCTTCTACTAGATTTTTATTTTCTTGCATAGCAATAATTATTGATTTAACTAATAAATATTGTTAATTATAAAAAAAGTTAAAAAATTATGGAATTTATTATACTGCTGAGAAAAAACTTGAAACCTGTCTTGTCATAAAATCTATTTGCCAACCCATTTCTTTTCTCATGTCTATAACAGCTTGAATTTGTCTCCAGTCATCATCAAAAATTATTACGGTATCAACACTACTTCCCTCAATCAAACTAAATTGTAATCTCCAACTTACTGTAGCCATGGCAGATTTTACATCCATGGTAGATGTTACAAGATTTGAACCGATAATTTGAAAACCTTGTTTTTCCAAATAATTGATACCTGAAGAAAAAGTATTACATTCGACTACGGCGAGAAGGTTGCCCTCCCTCGAATCTTTATAGGAAACAGAAATATACATAAAAAGTAAATTTGACAATAAATAGTTATAAAAACTAAAAAGTGGCCCTAAGACCACTTTTATTTTTCAATTACTTCATCAATTTTACTTTCAGAGACTGAAGTTATCCTCCAATCATATGAAAATGATTCGTACCTTTTGGTTACTTTAGCTTCTACATCAGTAACCGAAAAACCTTTTACTAATTTTTCTTCTCTGATTTTTTTTATTTTACCTGTGGTATCATCAGGAAGTTCATACTGAATTTTTGCTACAAAATACTTTTCGTCCATAAATTTATTTTCCCAAAAAATCGTTAAGTTTTTTCATTAAATCAATAGATTTATTCATTGGACCTTCAAGTTTTGCAACTTTTTCTTCCTCTAAATTTTCTTCGTATTGACCCCTCTCATTTACATCAGAAAATAAATAAGCACCGGGTGTTGACGGTGAAGAAACTAAATCAAAACAAATTAATTCAAAGTCATCTTGAACTTCGTTTCTTTCACCAACTTTTTTTAATGACCCAACACCTCTCGATGAAACTCCCATAGTTACTCCTTGTCTCATTAAATTTGCTGCAACATCTCCTTTACAAGATACTACACCTGTTTCGTGGAAACCCGGACTTGTAAGAAGTTTCAATTTACCCATCAATATGTTTTTATCCCACCATATGTCAGTTATTAAATGAGATACTCTATCTAAGTCAATAAGAGACGATTCAGGGTGATTTAGTTCTGATGTAGATAGTCCTTTTTGAATAATTTTTTTATATCTATCCGCTTCTCTTTTTAATATTTTTTCAGGATAAAATCTTCCGTTTCTATTTGGTGTGTCATACTTTTGAAGTACAGCATAGAATTCAAAAGGACTTTTATAATCTAATTTTTTTGCTTGTTCCAACAATGGTAAATTCAATGAGTCATTTGGATTTATAAAACCCGCGTCCATCTCTATAAGAATTCCGTGACCAAGTTCATTTGCCTCTAATATACGAAGTTGTTTCATCCTTTGTTTTCAGATAAATATACAAGATTGAATTGTTAATTATTTTTTTGACTTAGAAAAAGTAAAATATTTGTTTTTTTCGATATTGTTAATGTAGATAGATTTAATAATTTGTTTGATTTCAAATTTGATTTTTTCAGATTTAAAATCTAATTGTTCGTTTGAAAACAAATTAACTTCAAGATTAAAAAAAGATTTTTTACCTATTGAAATACCACTAACACGTAAGTCTAAATCGACTATAGTTTTTGGAAGAAATATTTCAGATTTATTGGAATTTAAAATCGAATGTTTGATTTCTCTGTTCAGATTACCAACAACTCTACCCCAATTTTCCATTTCATTTTTGGGTGTGACCCAAGATTGAATGTTTATAAAAACAGATTTCAAATTTTTAGAATCTACCGTTCCATACATTGATTTTATTGGGTTGAATAGATTTAGTTTTACACTTTTTCCTTTTTTCATTTTTGTTCATATTACTATGTTTATTTTTGTTAAAAATAAGAGTAAGTTGTTTCATTGTCAAAAATGAAAACAATTAGTATATTTATTTTAGAATTATGTTAATTATAGAAGTAAAAAATAATGACAACTTAGAGAAGTCTTTAAAAATTCTCAAAAACAAAGTCATCAAAACAAAACAAAATCAAATTCTAAACGAAAGAAAAGAATTTGAAAAGAAATCTGTAAAGTCAAGGAAAAAAATTCTCAAAGCAATTTACGTTCAGAAAAAAAGGAACGGATTATAACCCGTTTTTCAAAGAAATTAATTTCACGTAATTAATCTGAGTGAATTCTTCTTTTTGTAGTTTTTCAATAGTCTCAGAGATTTTGGATTTGATTTCACCCTCTTCAGACTCAGTGAACAAAGTTTTCAATTTGTCAATTGTGCCTTCTTTCAAGGTAGAGTAATCTTTTTCCATATTTTCTTTATCTCCCTTGATTACATCAATGAATATTTTTTTACTCTCTGAGTCCATGTCTTTGATATAGTTTTCGAGAGTTAAATTAGCAATTTTAACCATTGAACTAACAGGAATTTTTATTCCCTCAGTAATCTTTTTTGGTTCACTCATCAGAACATTCAAAATATTTTTTCTTGATTGAATTCTTTCTTTCAAATTCAATTTGTTTGTGTAAACCAATGTATCAATGTCCGAATAAAGATTGTTTTCTGATTTTTTTGTTGATGAAGGCATCTTTACCGATGGAAGAATTTTTTCAATCAAATTCAACCCCTCATTCAAATAATTTTCGGCATCAACTTGATTTAAACCTTGAGGTTGAGAAAGTTGGTCGTATACTGAATAAAGTTTTGAAACTTGTTTATTATTCAAAACATTTTCTTTGAATTCTCTGAGAGTTTTTTTGAACTCTTTTTCGTTTTTATACGAATCCAATAAGTTTGACTCAATTGTTGATTTTACTAGGCCGAAAGTCATTGTGTGATTTATTTGTAAATAAATATTAGGAGTTCAATAACTTGTCTAGTTCTTCAGAAATTTTTCCTAAAGATTCTTGTGCACCACCAAGTTCAATGATTTGTTTACCTTCAATCAAATCATTTTCAATCAAAATATTCATATCTTTGTTCTTTGACTCAGGTGTTACTGCCGCTTCAGCTGGTGCTGGTTCTTCGGGTGCTGTTGGTGCTTCAGCTGGTAAAGTTTCCTCTCCACCAGCACTTGGTAATCCACCCAATACTTCCTCACCTCCTGGTGTCGTGGAAGCCTCACTCGATTTTGTTCCACCAGTTGAGGAACCGTAAAGTTTGTCAATATTGTCGAATACCCCTGTCTTAGTTATTACGGTAGGAGTTGCCTTTAATTCTTCTCCGACCGCTCTTTCAATTCTTTGTTGTTGTAAATCGAGTTTTACCTCATCATCAGACCAACCAAAAATGTGTTTTTTAGCCCAAGTAGAAGATGTTGCCTGGATTCCGTTTCCTGGGTCTGCAACCAAGTCTTTATATAATAGAACTTTTTCTTTCCAAACATCGATTTTCAACAGGTCCGCCTGTGTTGAAGGGTTTGTTAAACCTAAAGTAAAATTATCAAGTTCGTCCTCAAAACCCAAAAGGAATAAATGAATAATTGCAATCTTATTCATTTCCTGTAACATACTCCTTTGAATTCTGTTGATAGTTCGTGCGAAACGAATATCTTGTAATGATAAATTTTTACCATCACCAACTACTTCTTCAAATCCCAAAAATGCTTTTGGAACACGTAAAGCCGTTAATAGTTTCTTTTGAATGTATTCTATATCCGCAATTTCAGATAAATTTTGAGCCCCAGCTAATGTATCAATTGGACTTGGTGCTGCTGGGTCACGTACCGGTACGAAATAATCTTGGTCAACAGCCATTTGATTAAATCTCATATCAACTTGACCTGTTTTACTGTCCACAATTTGTTCTCTCTTAAACTTATTCGCAACACGTTGTACATATGCTTCAACATCATCATCGTTCATGTTTCCAACAAATACCTTGAAAATTCTTCTTT